GGATGTCGAGTCAGTGGTTGATCCTCGTCACGGACCTGCCACACCAGACGATCCGAACGTGTTCATCGCCGACGAAGTTACGATCACGCTGAGGAATGAGGTGTAGGATGAAGCAAGTGCAGTCACTCTCTCCGTATCCGATCGACATCAGCGATGGTCGTACCCTCGGGTTCGGTGACTACGCCGGTGACGTCGACGTGGACGATCCGCACAACGCACGACTGGTCGACGATGGGCTGCTGCTCGTGCACAACGAGCCCAAGCGTCGCAAGTCGCCGACCACTCCCAACACACCACACACCGAGGAGAATCAGTCATGACCCGTCCGGGTGTCGAGATCTCAAGCCGTGCGGCGCCTCCTTCGCGTGCGACCGCCATCAACACTGGCACGCTGTTCATGGCGGCTCCGAGCCTCCGTGGACAGACTGGTGTGCCACTGCTCATTCGCAATATGAGTGAGTTCGTGGACCTGCTCGGTCCACGTCAGACGAACTCGTTCGCGTACGATGCCGCTGACGTCTTCTTCCGTGAAGGCGGTTCGCGCATCTACTTCTCGCGCATCGTCGGCCCTGCGGCTGCCAAGGACACGGTGACCCTGGACGATTCGGGTAGCGCGGATTCGATTCGCGTCGACTCGCTTGGTCCTGGTGCCACCGATCTCTCTGTCGCTGTTGTCGCCGGCACGGGTGGCGGCACGTTCGTCATCGTCATCTACGACAACGGTGTCGAGATCGAACGCTCGTACGATCTCGCTGACGTGGCTGCAGCGGTTGCGTGGGCGAGCACCAACGAGTACATCCGCATCACGGCGCTCGGCTCGAACGATCCGGCGGTGGTTGCTGCACAGCCGCTTGCGAGCGGCACCGACGACTACGCCTCGATCACCGACACGCATCGTGTCGCGGCGCTTGCTGTGTTCGACATGGATCTCGGCACCGGCCAGGTATCGATTCCTGGTGCCACGACCACGGCCGCTCACGTCGGGATCCTCAACCACGCGCACGCTTTCAACCGCGTTGCGGTGCTCGATGCGACCAACACCGCATCACGCTCGACGATCGTCGCGCAAGCTGATGCGATCCTCGCTCACGCTGACCTGGTCGATGGTGCCGAGGGGCGCGGCGCGCTGTTCGCGCCTTGGGACGTCGTTCCCGGTGTCGTTCGCGGTACCACTCGTACGGTGCCGCCGAGTGCTCGTGTCGCTGGGCTCATGGCACGTAGTGACTCGATCTCTGGCAACCCGAACGTTCCTGCCGCAGGCGTGAACGGCATCGCTAACTACGTACTCTCGCTCTCCCAGTCTCCCTGGGCGAGCGCTGACCGCGAAGCACTCAACGTCGCTGGTGTGAACATCTCGCGTGTGGTGCAGGAGTCCGTGCGCCTCTACGGCTATCGCACCCTCGCACCTGTCGGTGATCCGTGGGACGCACTCAACGCTGCTCGCATCCGAGGTGTGATCGAGCACGACGCGAACCGGATCGGCGAGCAGTTCATGTTCGCGCAGATCGACGGCAAGGGACACAAGATCGCTGAGTTCGCTGGCACGCTCACCGGCATGCTCCAGAAGTACTACACGCTGGGTGCGCTGTATGGCGAGACCCCCGACGAAGCGTTCGTCGTGGACGTCGGGCCGTCAGTCAACACCCCCGTGACGATCGCGAACCGCGAACTGCGCGCGGTGATCGGCATTCGCACTTCGCCGTTCGCCGAGTTCGTCTATATCGAGATCGTCAAGGTTCCCATCACCGAATCCCTCTGAGGAGTGAATCATGCGTCAGGATCAGTGGAGCAACACCCTCACGATCGACGGGGTGCCACTCGGTGTGTGGGACACACTGAGTGGAGGCGAAGTCGAAGCCGAGGACACCAAGCATCGGCCCGGTGGGATGGGCGCCCAGGTGTCACTGGGTGGACCGTCCATGACGAACAACATCACGATGACCCGGCTCTTGGGTCAGTCCGACTGGGACTTCATGCGATACCTCATGCAGAGCCGCGTCGGCCGTGCGGAGTGCGTGGTGTCACGTCAGCCACTCGATCGTGACAAGAACCCGTTCGGTCGACCTCTCGTGTACCGCGGGGTGCTGCAGCGATGCGCACCCGGTGACACGGACTCGAACTCGGCCGACTCTCAGATGTGGGAAGTTGTCGTGAGTACCGAAGGAGACATCGGCTGATGAGTGACACCGGGCGGCTGTCGGTACTGGGCGAGCTCAGTAAGCGACGCGAAGAGATCAAGAACGAGCAGCTTCTCTCGTTGCCCGTTCCACGTTGGGAGAACCCGACCGTGTGGGTGCGGTTCGAGCCCGTCGATCACAAGGCGATTCGGCGAGCAGCCGAGTCGATCGACAAGGCGCCGAAGCAGCGCCGTGGCGAGGTCGAGCTCGAGCAGAACATGGACACACTCATCCGCGCCTGTGTGGGTGTGTACGCGAAGCTCGACGGTGACGATCGCGAGTACTCGCTTCGTCCCGATGACTTCGAGGGTGAGCTCACCAGGTTCGATCAGGACCTCGCTGCAAACCTCGGCTTGCCGAGTGATGCGACAGCACGTCAGGTCGTGAAGGCACTGTACCTCACGGACGGCGACATCCTCAGTCACGCGATGAAGCTCGTCGAGTGGTCGGGCTACCGTGAGACGGAGGCCGACGAAGCCATGGGGGAATCCTAAGCCGCTACGGCAACAACATCAAGGCCGCAGCGGTTGCACTGAGGTTCGGATGGGATCCTATCGCGTACCTCGATCTTGAAGGAGTCGATCGCATGGTGGCCGATGAGGTGCTGAGAGAAGCGGAGCAGCAGGACCTCGAAATCCGACGTGCGTACTTCAAGGACATGGTGAACGTCGTAGCTGCTGGCATCGGACGATCGTTGCGAAAGGGGTGACCTGTGCCTGACGAAGAGATTGGCGCACGGCTCTCCCTCAAGAATCGTCGGGAGTTCTCGTCTGATGCACAACGTGCTGCCCGTGACATCGACAACATCGGTGATGCAGCGAAGCGCGCTGAGCGTAAGGGACGCGATGCAGGTGGAGTGTTCAGCACACTCGGCCGTACCCTTGGTGGGATCGGACGAACGGCGACGATTGGGTTCGGCATCGTAGGTGCGGTTGGTGTTGCAGGTGTAGGCATGCTCGGTGCAATGGGCGTGCAAGCACTCATCGCTGCTGAGCAGACTGAGGTGGGGTTCACCACCATGCTTGGCTCGGCTGAGAAGGCTAGGCAGTTCATGCTTGACCTCGAAGCCTTCGCTGCGAAGACGCCGTTCGAGATGCAGGGTCTTACGAGCGCTGCACAAGGACTTCTCGCGTTCGGCTTCGGTGCCGAAGAGATCCTTCCCATGCTCACCGCCGTGGGTGACGCCGCAGGTGGCCTCAGTGCTGGCACCGAAGGCATCAACCGAATGACGCGTGTGCTTGGTCAGATCAAGGCGAAGGGCAAGGCCACCACTGAAGACCTGATGCAGCTCGCTGAGATCGGCATCCCTGTGTGGGACATCCTCGCGAAGAAGATCGGGACTGACATTCCCACCGCGATGGAGAAGGTCACCAAGGGAGAGATCGACGCCCAGACGACCATTGACGGGTTGCTCGCAGGCATGACCGAACGGTTCGGCGGCCTGATGGACAAGCAGTCGAACACGATCGGCGGCTTGTGGTCTACACTCATGGACACGATCCGCATCAAATCCAAGAACGTGATGGAACCGTTCGCCGACGAGATGCGCTCCGGCATCAAGTGGACCACTGCGCTCGCTGAGCGATTCGGAACCTGGGCAGTGCGTGAGGTGCCCGCCTTCGTAGACAACGTTCGCAAGCAGATCCCGAACCTCATCCCTGCTTTCCGTGCAGAGGGCACGTATGGGCTTGCTGAGGTACTCGACAACATGCTCGGCAACACAGGCAAGCTCATCGACCCGCTCATGTACGTGCTCGACATCTTCATGGACATCGGTGAGATCGTGAAGAAGCTCGTCGTTCCTGCGTTCAAGGACGTGAGCAAGGTCATGCCCAATTTCTTGCAGCCGATGAAAATGGCACGCTCTGTGCTCGGCTGGGTAGCCGACAACGCTAAGACCCTTCGCCCCGTCCTGGGCGCACTTCTCGCAGGGTTCTTGGCGTACAAGGTCGTGTCTGGCATCATCGGCGCAGTCACAGCCGCGCAAGCAGCACTCAACGCTGTGATGATGATGAACCCGATCGTTCTTATCGTCGCTGCACTCGCGGCTCTCGCGTATGGTCTCGTGTACGCGTACAATCACAGTGAGACGTTCCGCAACGCCGTCCAGTGGCTGTGGGACAAGATCGTCAGCGTGTACAACTGGATCAAGAACAACTGGCCGCTCCTGCTTGCGATCCTCACTGGACCCTTCGGGTTGGCAGCGTTGTGGATCCAGGACAACTGGAACGAGATCGTCACCTTCTTCACTGGTCTCCCCCAGCGACTGAAGGATGCGGCCGGAGGCATGTGGGACTGGATGAAGACCGCATTCGCCAACGTCATCAACTTCATCATCCGCGCTTGGAACAGCCTTCAGTTCAAGCTGCCCAGTTTCGGCGGGTGGGAAGTCGCCGGCAAGACGATCATCCCGAGCTGGGAGGGTCCGACGCTCGGTGTGCCAACGATCAAGGAGATCGCAACAGCTCACACAGGCGCAGTGATCACAGCGGGCGGTGCGGTCAAGATCCAGCCCGACGAGGAGATCGTCACACTACCGTCGAGTGCGTCAGTGGTTCCTGTCCCTGATGGGATGATCCCACTGGATGTGCTCGGCGGCTCAGGCCGTGGACCGGTTACGGTTCAACTCGTAATGGATCGTCGGGTGGTCGCTGAGGCTGTGTACGACGAAACGAAGGATAGGCTGGCACGTCGATGACCACGCTGACTCTTCGACCCGTGTCACCTCCCGGACCTGACCTCATCGTGCACCTGGGTGATGGTGTTGCGCAGCCCGAAGGTGGAGGTGGATGGAACATCGTCAAGCGGCCCAAGCGCAAGAGCTTCGTGGACTGGCAGGGCTTTGACCCGTGGCTCATGCGCGTGCCCATCGTGCTCGATGGGTTCCGTGATGATCGTTCCATCGCTGAGGATCGTCGCGCACTCATCCTCATGATGCGCAACCGTGGCACGCCGCAGGGGTCACCTCCTGTGATTGTACTTGAGAGTCAGGCGCTCCCACTCGAGGGTGAGGACCTTCGTTGGGTGATCAGCAACCTCGAGTGGGGACAGGCGACGTACAACCGTGCAGGTGTGTGTACTCGTCAGTTCTTCGTCGTCGAGTTCCTCGAGTACGTCAGCCCCGACCTGCTGATCGCTACCAAGGAGTCGAGTCCTGCTGCAGCCGCACAAGAACGGGCTGCCAGCTCGCCTGAGAGCACCGCTACGCCGCAAAGCAGTAGAACCTACACGGTCAAGTCGGGCGATACCCTATGGGGCATAGCGGTGCGCGAACTTGGTAAGGGATCGAGGTACACCGAGATCGTCACGCTCAACAACATACGTGATCCGAACAACGTGAAGGTCGGTACTGTGCTGAGGCTACCGTGAGCACAGACCTCGACGTCCTCAAGCAGTTCAACGCTCCTGAGAAGCTTGTCCTCGAGGGTAAGACGATGACAGCCGACGTCGTTGGGCATGTGCTCGACTGTACGGCAGAGCGCTCACTGGACGGTGCGCCGACGATCACCCTCACTGTACATGATAGCTCACACAAGCTGCTTCGCTCAGGTCTACTCGCTGATCGTACGAGTGTCGTTCTCGATGGGATCGGCTTCGAGCTCGTATCCGTTCGTAAGAACGGCGACACCCTCAGTCTGATCTTCGAGGACATGGTCGCAACGGCACTTCGTCGACGCACCGAACCTCGGAAGGTCAACGCCGGTGCGATGACCCACGTTGACTTCGTCAAGCTGCTCGTCAACGAAGAGTCGTGGATCGAGGTAGCGACGTGGCCAGCGCTTGCGGGTGTGTCCAAGACGGAGCTCGCCCGTGGCAATCCGGGGGATGACACACCGAGTGACAACCCCGAATCATCGTGGGCCGCGATCGAGCGTCTTGCGCGTGAACGTGGGTGGCGTCGCTGGGTGCGTGATGGGAAGCTGTGGTACTTGCCAGATGCGTTCTTGCTTCTCGGTGACCCGCTTTACAAGATCAAGGACGGGTACCAACCCGGTGTGCAGAGTGTCGACTTCGACTTCGACATCGGGAAGCCTGTAGCAACGATCACGGTGATGGCACTGATCGAGCGGTGGGGCGTGCCCATCGGCGAGATCGTTGAGATCACGGAGATGGGACCTGCGAACGGCAAGTGGATCGTTCATAGCATCTCGCGCTCTGCGTTCTCAACTGAAGCACGCATCACACTCGTCAAGGGCAACCCGCTCCTGCCTGAGCCCGAGCCTCAGACGACGAGCACGGCAGGACAGTCCGATCTTGGTGAGTCGGGCTACATCATCGCGAGTCCATCGCCTGGCCTGCCAAGCCTCGTCATCGCAACGCCCGTGCCAGGCATCGACGTACCCGGCCCGAAGACGAACACGGGCTCACCGTTGAATCGCATCATCACTCGTGCCAGGACGAACATCGGCAAGCCATACATCTTCGGTGCGAAGGGTCCTGATGCGTACGACTGCTCTGGGTTCACGGCTGACGCATCACGTGCAGCAGGTGGACGACTCGTCGGTGCCGCCATCCAGCAGTACTACTCGTGCAAGTCGCGTGGGTTGCTCATCTCGCCGACGAAGGCGATCTACACGTATGGTGCGTTGCTCTTCCGCATCGGTGCCACGGCGAAAGAAGGCAACCACGTCGCATTCAGCCTGGGTGATGGGCGCACACTCGAAGCGAAGGGCAAGGCGTATGGGTGTGGCATCTTCAGCGCACTCAATCGCAACTGGACACACGGCGGCTACATCCCGGGAATCGAGTACGGATGATGGACCAAGGGCTCATCGATCTCTTCGCTGGAAGGAGCACGAGACGTACGCAACCCAGTTCGCCTCAGATCGTCGAAGGACTCATCAAGAGCGTCACAGCCGATGGCGCGTACTTCACCGTGCCTACCTGGGACAACGGCAAGCACGTCTTCGGCCCCGCGCCATGGCCCAAGTCCGCGGTCGAAGTCACAAGCGCACATGATCACGAAGCGACCACGCCTCCCGCAGGATCACGCTGCCTGGTAGTATTCGCTGGCACGGGAATCGAAAGCCCTTGGGTCATAGGATGGTGGCCGTGAGTCACAAC